TATAGTTTTTTCAATATGAGCTTTTATACCCATTACCCCTACTGATTTAGTTGGGTAATATTTTATAATTAACTCGCCTGGTATTGTATCCATTTTATTTTGAATGTCGTCTTGATAATTTTTTAAGTTTTGAGCATTAATTCCAGTAACAACAGAATCATATCTTTGACCCACATAATTTTCATTGAGCTCCAATGTATAATGTACTACTGTTTTTCCGGCTTTCATGGCATTGGCACCTATATTAATTAACATCCACGATTTACCAATACCAGCTGGAGCCATTACTACACCTAATTCACCTTGACCAAGTCCACCATCCATTAAATCATCAACTACATCCCACCCGGTTGTCATTGTAGCTCGAGCTGATTCGGAATATCTAATTGCTACATCGGTTTTATATTCTAATCCAATATCAGTATCAGCACCAGCTTTCATTGCATCATCAATTTTGCCTTTTATTGCATCATAGTTACCTAATTTCAATAAGCCAACAGAATCCATTATGGCTCTTTTAATTTCTTGATTTTTGCAAAACTTAAGTATTTCGTCTTTAACAAATGTTAAGTCGTCTGACTCCATGTATCGAAATACTTCTTTTAGTTGTTCTAATATAGCAGTTTTAAGAACATCATTTTCTATAGATGTTACTTTAACTTTTAAAACGTCTTTTGTTGGAGGTGATTTATATTCTCGAAAGTGTTCTACTATAACTTCTAACAACCAACTATTGGCATCAGATTCAAAATAATCTGCTTGAATAATATCAGTAATTTGCTGTAAAAATAGTCTATCCGTAAACATTGCAGCTAAGACTTTTACTTGAAAGCCCCAACCATATTCACTTAATTTATCTGTCATAATAGATAATAATAAAAATTAAAATAAAATCAAATCATTAATGTGTTTGTTTTGAAAATGCATCTAACGATAGCCATGTTCGAGTCAACCAATCTGGTAGATTCTTCATTACTGCCCACATTTTATCTTCATAGAACAATCTTTGGAATTCTGTACGATTAAGTCCATTTACAGGTTGTTCCATGATACCTCGTATTTTAGAAGATGTATTTGCTGATATATCTAGAAGTTTTATATTCATTAATAACCAATTTTTTTCGAGTATTTCATGACTATCAAGTATTCGTTGATATTGCTTAACCTCAGTTAATAATTGATTACTTTTTTTGAATAAATCTTCGAGTGTAACTTGTTGTTCATTTACTATTTCTGGTATTAATTTTAAAATAGTCTTTGGACCTATACCACTAACACCAGGTATATTATCTGATTTATCTCCAGTAAATGATCGATATAAAACCATATTATTTGGATGTACACCAAACTCATCTATAACAGCTTGGGTATCATACATTTTCTTTTTTATTGGTGACCATACTTGAATACGATCGTCTACTAGTTGATAAAAATCTCTATCAGTAGATACAATTGTAATTTTTTTACATGTGTCATTGTACATTTGAGCTATATATGCAATAGTGTCATCTGCTTCAATTCCATCCATGGATAAAAAGGTTACTGGCAAGTTGTCTAAATATGATACTAATCTACTAAACTGATGTTTCATTGATTGTTGCTCATTTTCTATAGTAGAATCATGATGATCAAATCTTCGTAGTTTTGTTTTATTAGCCCTATTTGCCTTGTAATCTTTATAAATTTTTTTTCGTTTTGTATTTCCGCCTCTACCATCAAATGCAATTATACATCGACTAGGTTTAAAATCTCTAACTGTTTTACCAACTGAATATAAAAATCCAGTTATTCCTCCGATGTGGTCACCATCCTCATTATATGCAGGAGTAGCACCAAAACTTCGAATAAAGGTATTGAGCCCGTCAAATACCATGATATGATCATTAGCATCCTTCGGGCTCGTTTCCTTTTCTTTCTGTAACTCTTTGAATAATCTTTGATACTTATTCATTATCCTTCTTCGTCAATAACTGTGTCATCTATAACAACATCGTCAATTCCGCCGTGTACCCCTGCTTGGTATTTGAATATATAAGCATCGCAGATTCTTCGGTATAACCTTTCTTTTGTCTCTGGATTATTAATAACCTTTTCAACAAAATCTTTGCTTTGGAATTTCATTTCCCCAAAGACTTCTCCAGTTTCGTGATCTATATCATCTAATGTATACCACGCTCCTGCCTGTTTAACAAGTTTAAATTTCTTCATTGTTAATAGCCATCCGCCATAATTGTCAATACCACTGTCATAATAGATTTCATAATCAATTTTACGATGTGGTGGACCCATACGATTTTTAACTACTTGTACACTCGTTTTACTACCAACTACTTGTTCTGCACCATTAACTGTTGCTTTAATCTGACCGGTGTTCTTCAATCTAAGTCTAACAGATGCATGGAAAGGAATTGCCTTACCGCCTGCTGTTGTCCATTGATCTCCAAATGACACACCCATTTTAACTCTAAGTTGATTGGTGAAGATTAAACAGATTCGTTCTCGGGCAATCCAATTTGTAACCTTTCTCATTGCTTTTGACAATATGATAGATTTAGATGTTGCATACCCGTCTTTGTCATACTCAGCTGCTAATTCAATCTTTGTAGATGCACCCATTATTGAGTCTACTACAATAGTTACTAGCCTGTCTTTGTCTGATGAACGAACTCCTTCAACAATAGTCTCAATCGTTTCAAAAATCTCCTCTATTGTTTCTAATGGTACATAAAGCATAGTTTTTAGATCAGCTCCAATAGCAGTTAAAAACTCAGAACTAGTTGCAGACTCAGTATCAATATAAACTGCAAGTCCTCCTTTTTTCTGTGTTTCTGCTAAAGTGTGTGCTGCCAACAATGATTTACCCGACGCTTCTAACCCTGTTATTTCGGTAATTCTACCAACAGGAAATCCTCCATCTGGTCGGTTCGATATTCCTAGATCAAGCATTGAACATCCTGAAGATATCCATTCTGTAACATTGCTTGGTGAATCATCATCTCCATCTAGAAAGAATGCTGTCTTTAATGCTTGACCTTTAAACTGCTTGTTTATACTATCAGCCAATGTGTTTGCTAACGCATCTTCCAGTTCGTCCTTACTTTTGCTTTTCTTTTTTGCCATTTGGGAGCTTCTACTTATTAAATAAATCGTTAAATGCTGATGCTACATCTGTTTGTTTTTCTTCAGATTTAGCTGCTGTACCACTTTCTGTTTTAGTAGTAGTATCAGTCGTAGTAGCAGTCGTAGTTTCAACGTCTGAACTATCATCTTCTGGATTCATCCATTCCTTAAGAGCATTTTCTAATTCTTCATAAGTTGGCTCAGGAAAGATATCAGTAATAGTAGGCTGATTCATAATCTTTTCAGCAATTGCTTTATCGTCAGTTGCTGTAGATGTATTAGGTTTAACACGAATGGCAGTTTTAGGATATCCTCCACCTTCTGCTGGTGTAAATTCTACATCAATATCACGACCATTCATTAGATCGGTGATGTCACCATAATCTGGATCAGAAACTATTGAAAGCAATTCAGTATAAATCGTTTTACCAAATCCCCAAAATTTAACACCGTCTGCTTCTTTACCTCTTACGATAACAGGAACATATGTTCTCATTTTAGGTTCAATCTTACGACCCATTAGCCATTCATCTTTGTCACCAGTCTTTTTTAGTTTTTCTGCAAATTCGACTACTGGATCTGCATTACCGAATGAAACCGGTGATAGCATTGATCTTTTAGCAATGTCATAATGAAAATACAATTCTAAGAATGGATTATCTTTGCGATGAACATAAGGCACGATTCTTACTCGTGTCTTGCCAGCTTCTGGCTTCCAAAGATTGTTTCGACGATCGTCGTTTCTGTTTAATTGATTAAGTTTTGCCTTGATGGCGTCTAAGTTAAGTCCCATTTAAGTACTCTTTTTTGTTAAGTTATTAATTTATGTTATTTATTAATTATATATTAGATAATTAAATCGTTAAGTCCAAGTAATTTGTTAAGTTTTTTAATTTATAATAAATATTAAGTCCAAGAAATTTTCTTGAAAAACATTAGTTCTACTACACGATAATCGTTGCCGTCTGTTAATATAAATGAATTTTGATAATTGCTCCAATCTACTTGAAATGTTTTATCTAATACTCCATTATTAACACGTCGTATAATTGCATTAAGAGCATTTACAGTGTAAAGTGTATTTGTTTCTTTTTTGCGATGAATGCTAATTGTATTCTGTCCTCTTGTTTCTGATGCATCTGCATTATATGTGCAATATAATTGTGATGGAACTTCTGCATTAGAAAACACAAATATTCTTTGTTCTGGTATAGTATAACTTTTCTGTATATAGTCAGTTATAATATTTAAATCTGATTGATGTGCAAATGTGCACAATAGTTGAGTTCTCAATTATTATCCCTGTCTTTGTAAATATTCATATCCTTGTGAGGATGTAGCAGATTTTAATACAAATCGATATCTACCTTGAGATACAACATCAATTGCAAAATTTTCTGCTTGTCCAATATGTGGTTCTGGATTTCTATAATTATACCAAATTAATCCTAAAATATTATTAAAGAAATTACTTTTAATTTTATTTAATTCAAAAAGAAATTGTTGTGGGTTTTTTACAAATTCATTTCTTTCAATTCGTTTAAACCAAATAACCACATTTGAATTAATATTATCAACTGCATCTCCAACATATACATCTGCCGCAACGTCTTCACCAGCTGATAATTCTATTTCTTCAACATCTTCGTCTGATATCCAATATGATTTTTCATTGCCATCAGTATTAACCGTTAATCTAGTATCCTTTACATTGGTATCTAAATTTGTTTTATAAAATATAGCATGTAGTTCTTTAAAACCTTCATACCAATTATGCATAGCTGATTTTTTCCATTCAAACGTTGCAAATTTTTCTGGATCTATTACAGAAGCAAATCTTGTTTCAAAAATCATAATTAATTTTTTAAGATCATCTGCAGACTGAGGATCCACTAAATGTTTTAATGATTGAAATGGATCACCAATATCCGAGATTGGATCTACTATGTTTTGATAAAAATCTTTTATTTTATTTGTTAATTCAAATTTAGATGCTAATCCTTCTTTTGCTGGATCAAATTTACTAGATTTTAATTCTTTAACTTCCCATTCTCCACCACCAGGCATTACGATATCATGTCGAGCAGTACCACCTGGCATAGAATCTTTAACTCCTAATAATATTGATATTTCACCATTACCCATTCCGCCACGAGCGCCACCAACATTTACTAAAAAGAATTTTGCAAATGATTTCCATCCATTATTTACAAATGAGTCTATACTATGTATTCTAAAATTTTTATTAAATTCAGTTTGTTCGTTATCAGATAATTGTGTGTATACATTAATAACTTGTGTTATTATATCACCCGTAAGTCCTATATTATTTAAAGTAGTTTGAATTGATTCTGTATTAGTATTTAATGTATCTGTTGATTCTTCATCTTCTTGTTCATATAATCCTGATGCTTTGCGAACAATTGCTTTTCGGTCATTTTCAGACAAATTAGTCATTTCATTTAATACTTCGTGAAGTACTTGATAATCTTGTTCAGAGTCAGGATAACCTTTGGGTAGACGATATGTCCATTCAGTAATTATAGAATTTATATTCATAACGTAATAGTTTTCATTTTATCATAAATATCGCCAACTTTACATTTTACTGGAAATTTGCCTTGTTCTAATAAGTTTTTTATTTCAGGTAAAATGCTTTTAGCTTCTGATAAAGGAACATCTAGCATTACGGAGTCATATGTATATAATATTATACATGTTTCAAAGTCTTGTAAATAATCTTGTAACAGGGCTAATTTCTTAACAGATACTTCTGTTTCAGTAGCTTGTAAATAATAATTAAACAATTTAAATGAAGTCATGTTAGTAACTTGATCTTTGCATATACTGCGATTAATTATTGGAGTTTTTATGCATCCTGATTGTTTCCATTTTTTCCATAGGTTAAAAACAAAATCATTGACTTGACGAAAAAATGGGATACTTAAAAACTCTTTGTCAATACCGCCATACAAAAGTCGAAATGTTATTGACTTACTTTCATTTCTCTGTTCATCTGTTAATTGATCAACCCCAAAATAAAATTGGCCTAGATAATCATGTATACTTGTTTCTGGTAAATCATAATTAATTAGTTTAGCAATTAGTCTAACATGATAACTATCAAAATCCATTTCTACTAGAGCTCCTTGTTTATGTCTACTACAAAATGCTGCTCTAGTTCCATCTTCTTTATTCATGGCTGCATAATTAAATCCACCAAATGCATTACTAGGGCGACCTGTTGTGGTGTGATAATTATATTGCGAATAAACACGATTATTCTGAATTTGTTCTGGAAATTTAAATTGATTGTTAACGGCTAATCCGTTGCTTTCTATTGCAGCAAACGTTTTAGGATATAACTCATTGAATTGTAGATATGAGTCTGTTAATTTAGCATTCATACACATTGGCCAAGCATAGTGACGTATTTTCTGACACATGGCTAAATGTTGCTGCATTGGAATC